CCACAATGCTTTGCGATATGTTTGTAATGTTCTGAGTATTCTTTAAATGTAGTTTTACTAAAACTTGTAGTAGGTTCATTGGCTCTTGATTTACATTTTTTAGTATAAACATTCCAAGCATGAGATAGAGGAACTGAAATAACTACATTCATATTTTTAGGATTTATATTACCAATCCTTAATAATATTTTTTCAGCTTCTTGTTCTAACCATTGTTTGTTAGGACTCTGTACTACAACTTTTTTATTATTTTCTTTATAAGTAAATGTATGTGCTTTTTGTTTCTTACCTTTACTATTTACCCATGTTCTTTTGCCTAGCTTTATTTTATTCATATTATCTCTCTTTCTTTGATGTTAATTAAATTAACAGTTTATTATCAAATGTCAAAGAGAATAAAATGGTATATGATGTTTATTTGTATCATTTTATGTTGCTCTTATGCTGCACTTACAAATAGAAATACAAAAAAAATTCAACTTATAAGAAAAGTATAGGCAAAAAAAAAGTTGGCTTTCCACACCTATTGATGTAAAAGCCAATTGTTAATTCGTTTTTTAATATTCCTCGGTAGCTCAGTTGGTAGAGCAGTTGACTGTTAATCAATTGCCTTTCCACCTAAACACCTGTCTTTTCTTACTTATTGTATCTTTATGTTTCCTATATGTTTCTGATAACATTAATAATAATGATAATCATTTGGAAACAAGAAACAAGAGTTATTTTCCCACCTCAAACCCACTAGCTTAGAGCTAGTCTGTCATGTTAATGACAACCTATTCTATTATGATCTTGCTGTTTTTGCTGATCTCTTTAGTGCTTTAGCAGATACAGTTCCTTTACCTTTTCTGCTAGTTCCAGCTTTTTTTCTTCTGTTCATGTAGTAGTACAAACCTTTTTTTGCCATTCTACCAGATTTAGTTTTGTGATAACCTTTTTTCATTATGCTTTTCTCCTTTTTTTAGTTTTTTTTAATTTTGCAAAATCTGCACCAGTTATTCTATTTCTGGGCTTTGCAACTCTGGCAATCTTCATTTGTTTTTTACTGTACTTTTTGTTTTTACCTTTAGGCATTTTTTTCCTTTTGTATTAGTTGTTTGTAATATTGTTTTCTATCGCAATCAAAGTGTGCATGAGTCTTATCAGCAAAAGCTAAGAAACTCATATCGTTTGAAATTTCTTTGCCACAAACTCTACAATCATTTACATAAATAATTTTAGTAGATTTCTTCCAAGTTTTGTTTGCCATTAACAATCCCACTTTCTAAGTGCTTTGTTAATTCTACTGTTAGGATCTCTAGCTGTTTTTTTAGAAGTTAATCTTTTCTTCATGCCTAACATTCTGGCACAAAAAGACTTTCTTCTTTTGCTAGTCTTAGATTTTGTTGGTGCTTTAAGATTGCCACCAGTAGCTCTATTATAAGATGCTCTGCCTTTTGCATTAAGTCCACCAGACTTAGATTTACCAGCTTTTCTTTGCCATGTAGGAGTTTTTGCCATTATGTTTCAACCTTTGGTTTTGGCTCTGGTAATATAATTTCTTTGCAATCAAACTTAATATATATGCCATGAGTATTTATATCTTCTCTACCTATTTCCTCAGTTTTAATAATAGATTTTTTATAACCATCTAAAAGACAAGTATAAACATCTTCATAAGCTTCAGGAAAAGTATGTGGTTCAATACAAGTATTTGCCATTGAACTGCACATTAAAATTGTTAAAAATATTTTCACTTTTTATCTTTTAATTTAATTTGTTCTTCTAATTGTTTTATTTTTTCTAAAGCAGAATCTAAATCTTTTTGAGAATATTCTAGCTTTTGCAAACATCTTTTATTAGCACTGTCCTTAGATTTACCAGCGTCTTGTAATTCAGCGACTTCTTGTTTAAGTATTCTTACTTGTTCTTTGTACTCATTAATCAGTTCTAAGTTTTCTGACATCAACTATTTTTTGTTATTCCTAAATACTTGTGTTCCCTTAATTCCAAAAATACTAGCTACAACTAAAATCCATAGATTAGTAAACCATGATGGGAGTGCTGCAAAATGTTCAAAGAAAATATTTACTTTGTCCATAGCAGATGGATTTTCTGACCAGACTCCCCAAGCCAAAATTATTATTGGGAAACTTAAAATTAAAAGACAAAATTCATCTTTATAGTCATTTTGCCTAGCTTCTAAAAGTTTGCCTTGATAACTTTCCTCACCTCTAGCTTGTCTTTCTGCATGAAGTAATTGAGCTTCAGACATAGCCATTTTGCTTTTTTGTTTATTAGCATATATTTTTGAACCTGCCTGTAAGGCAATTTTAAACGCACTAAACCACATAATGTCCTCCTATAATTTTGCTGATCTCATTTTTCCTGATAACTTACCTGCTCTTGCAGGAGTCTGCTTTGCCCATAAAGAGTCTAGCATTTGGAAACTAGCTTCTCCATAATCTTCATTATCAAGAGCTTTCCACATTTGCTTGAACTTGCTTACACCACCCTCACCAATTTGGTAAACCATGTTAATAATAACTTCTTTAGCTGTATTGTTAATTGGTCTGTCAGCAATCAATCTTTCTGCTGCATCTAATGTTCTTTGAAAATCTTTTTCAAAAACTTCTTCACCCATTTCTTTTGGGTACTCAACACCATGTTCATAAGTATCTTCAGGTGTTACTTTGTGTCCATAGAATATGGTATCAAAATTTTCGGAGCATTTGTAAATTTTATTTACATAACCCTCACATAATTTAATTTCTTCTTTTACTTCTTCGTACATTTACACTTTCCACAAGTACATAATTCTTGATCGTAAAAATGTAAGTGCAAATCATCTTTACAATGACACTTACAATGGCAATTCTTACATACTTTTTTTTTTTGTTTTTTTAAAACATATTTTTTACCTTTAATCGTAAATACTTTTTTTTTATATTTGGAAAAAAATAAGCTATCTATTACTGCTGCAATATCATCAATATAACCAAAAAATTTTAATAAACATTTATCAATTAAATTCATTTGTTTTTTTTCTATTATAAATTTTTTTACTTTTAATTATTTGTTTTTTAAAATGTTTAAGTTGTCTAGCAAAAGGATTGCGTTTTTTGTTTAATTTTTTCATTACTCTATAATCAATTTTTTAATTGATTGTGAGCCATCTATATTGGTTTCAAGTTCTGCTTTAGATTTGATACATCTATATTCAATATTGTCTGATACATTTCTGTTAGCAACTCTCTTACCTTTAAGGCATGAGCTTAAATCTGGTTGTAATCTTGCTTCTTTAATTTCGTTATTTACTAAAAGTAAAAGTGCTATGACCATTACTTGTTCCATTAATGATCTCCATTTAATTTTCCAATGTTTGCTCTAACACTATCTTTTAATTTTTCTATATCGTTTAATGCTTTATCTAAATCTTTATCAATAGATCCAATCATCACTTTGTTGTGCATCATGTCATCTACTCTTGTTGTTAATTTTTCTACTTGTAATGATATATGTTCAAGCAGCATAAATT